CAAATCCCTAAACTAGATATTCCAGGATACAAAAAAGGAACCGGCTCACATCCAGGCGGTTTATTTGTCGCGGGTGACGGTGGAGAAGAAGAGTTAATTCGTTTCCCTGATGGAAGCATGACACTCAGCCCTGCAACAGACACGTTGTATCACGGAGATAAAGGAACCGAAGTATTCAACGGTAAGCAAACAAAATCCATCTTAGATGCAGCTATTCCGAAGTACGAAACGGGGAATACCACGCAAACTAACGCGAAGAAAATGGAGAAGTCAGCTGAAGAATCCGCGCATAAAGCCCTACACGGAACCAAGAAAGCAGCAGGAAAAGCAAAAGATATCATTGGTGATGTTTGGTCGTATGTAGAAGATCCTAAAAAGCTGATGACAAAAGTATTCGACTCGTTAAATCTTAAAATGCCTGATGTTGGCGGCATGATGGGACAACTTGCGAAATCCGGTGTATCCAAGATTAAAAATGGTGCTGTCGATTTCATCAAGTCGAAAATGGATGAGTTTATGCCTTCCTTCGGTGATGATGGGGATTCAGGAACACCAGGACCAGGTAGCGGTTATGGTGGTATGAGAACCTACGTTGAAGCGTGGTACAACAAGGTTAAAAATAAATTTGGAAAAACCTCATTCGCCGGTGGTTATGCAAACCGAAACATGGTTGGTGGAAGCTCAAAATCAATGCATGCTTACGGCCGCGCATTTGATATTTCCGGGTCTAAGGGTACGATGTCGAAGATCGCTGAGTATTTACGTACTACAGCGAGTAACTTACAATACGTTATCTATAATCATCGCATCAGTGGCCCTGGAAAAGGGTTGAAGTGGAGACCTTATGGCGGTGGTGGAAAAGATCCGCATACTTCTCACGTTCACGCTGATTTCTATCCTCCTGCTGGTGGCGGTGGCGGTGGTTATAGCGGTAAAGTAAGTGGAAAACTTTCAAACTGGATTGACCAAGCAATGAAAATGCGTGGTGTGTCCGGTGCTGATTGGAAAAACGGTCTAGCGTGGATCATCAACAAAGAATCAACAGGTAATCCACGAGCTACGGGTGTTCCTACATCTGATGGACGAGCTAAAGGATTAATGCAGTTGAAACATTTCAACTACAAAGGTGATCCGTATAATCCTGTTAACAACATCTATTGGGGAATTAAATACATCAAAGATCGTTATAAGAGCATCGGCGGGGCATTGAACTGGTGGAGAAGTCATAACTGGTATGCAAATGGTACAGACGGACATAAAGGTGGTTCGGCTGTTCTTGGTGATGGCGGAAAACGTGAACCTTTCATGCTACCTAACGGATTGATGGGATTAAGTCCTGCAATTTCTACCCTATTCAACAACCTTCCGAAAGGAACGGTGGTATGGGATAGCATTCAGTCATTCGTGGGCCAAATGAACAACGGCGCTTCTTCTATCTTAGGAAGCAACATGCCTTCTGTTGATTTAAGTGGTATTTCGTCTGTTGGTTCATCTGCGACAAATAATTCTACTGCATACAACGGACCGTTAGTGAACATTGAGTACCACGGTACAGGTTCGAAGAGTGATGCGAAAGAGTTCATCGATGAAGTGATGCCAATTGTGGAAAAACGTTTAATCAAGAAAATACAAACTGATTCATATAAGAGGGGGATAAAAAAAGGATGAGAGTAGATATATACGACAAAGATTTTAATTTAATCGACTTAGAACAGTACAATGTGTACACAACAAACTTCATCTTAGGTTCTCCCTCTCCTAACCATGAACGACAAGATACCAGTAATCAACACGGGACGGTGACGCTAGGTTCTAAACTTGGCGCACGTCCTATGTCAGTTACATTTCATATACGAGCGGTGGATGTATATGATTTTCCACTTGTGCGAAATGAAGTATTCAAAGCGTTGAATGGTCTTGAGTTTGTCTACTTAGTGGATAAGCGTGAACCAGGTAAACGATGGAAAGTAAAAGTCGAATCAAATTATGAAGTTGCGCCTGTTGCGTTGGTGTTTGCTGCATTCGATATTGATTTCACATCTGATTCTCCTTTCGCTGAAAGCATTGGAACCACACAAGATCCACTCACATTTGATTCTGAAAAATGGCAACTAGGGCAAGGGTGGTTATCAGAAGATGATATCGTGTATACACAAACAGCCAATAGTTTTCAAATTTACAACCCAGGTGATGTGACGATTGACCCTCGTTTCATTCACACACCGTTAACGATTGAAGTTACATGTGCTTCTACCGAAACTAGCGCAACCTTAACGTTAACAAATGCAACTACAGGCGATACATGGACGTATACAGGGGCGACAACTGCAGGGCAAGTGATTCAGTTATTGAACACACAATATCTCAAGGGTGGGGCTTCTGTGGCGTTACAAACGAATTACGGATTAATTAAGTTGCAACCAGGTTACAATTCCTTCACAAAGAGTAGTAATATCTCTCAAGTGAAGTTTATCAATAGATTCTATTACACTTAACGAGGGGTGAACACATGCCCGATTTATTTATATGGAACTTAGGTAAAACCAAGAAAGAACGATTAACCCAATATGATGACCTAGTAAGGAAATGGAAGGTGAATAACCTAAACTCCATTTCCTTTTCTATTTTTCGGAACGATTTAAACAAACACGCCTTTGATTTGATGGAAGAGAAAGCACAGATTGAATATGACGGAACCACCTACACCATTGAGGATTTAGACAAGTCACCAATCGGTGATACACAACTTGCAAATGTGACAGCGGAACATGTTTTCTTTGATGAGTTCATGAACCGCACCTATGTATACACAGCATTAGCTACGCAGAAACGCTCATTAAATGAGTACATGAACTTCATTATTCCCGATACTGGCTATACATTTTCAGTTATTGGTAGTTTCGATGATAAAGAGATTGAAAACTTCGGTACAGGGAATCCGTTAGAATTGTTCAAGTCTCTTTTAGAGAAGTTTGAAGCGGAGTTCGAGATTGTTGGCAATGACATCCGTTTATACAACCGTATTGGCTCACAGACGGGTTATCCATACCGTTCGAAACACAATATATCCGATATCACCAAAAGCGGTTCAGCACGTAATCTAAGTACGTATATCAGAGGGTTCGGAAAGCCATACGAAAATCAAAATGTGTTAAAAGGTGAATCCCTTAACTTTCAAGAGCGTTCAAGCGGTTGGGATGATACAGAAGATCCTTACTGGTGGACTGATGAAGTTGGGCGAACCTTCACGATGCGATGGAATGGGACAGGTATTCGTTTTTGGTATCTCCAAAGCCCTGATGGTGGTGTATGGGAATTCCAATTGGACGGTGACCAAACAGCTACCTTGTCAACGTGGGGGCAGACAACTGGATTAAAAAGCGTGGATTTGTTTATGGATGCAACCGAACAAGATCATGTTATTATCGCAACCTTTAAAGGTGATGACGATCAGCATGTTCCTTCAACGGGTGCTGGTAAATCAAGAGGATGGGTAAGGCGTTCTGATACAGAGAACTTAAAAACATTCGAAGTTTATACAACCCGTAAAGGTGACGCTCAATACATGGCGGTTGCTGAGTATACTTCTCCCCTTGCTGCAAAGTATGGGATTCGTGTACAAGCTCCTATCTTTGATGAGCGATTCACAAATGTTGATTATCTAACCTCTTATCTGCGTGAAAACCTGAATGACAAGCTTGAAATCAGTCACGAAATGACCTTCATCGAGCTTCAAAAAGCAGGTTATCCATCACCTAAACCACGTATTGGTGACAGTGTACCGTATATCGTGGAAGAGTTAGATATCATGATACCTGATGTACGTATTATGGAAATCGATGAATACCCTGAAGACTTCAAGTCCTCCACTCTTGTACTTGGAAATGGACGCGATGACTTTGGAGAAGCGGTGTTCAATTCAGGGAAGCAACAGCTTGATGAGATTTATGATTCACGTAAAGGGAGAATGAACCCTGATGTGTTACCTGAAGCTGTTAAACTTGCGACAGATGCATTAAACAACTCACTCACGCAACTTGAATACCCAGTAGGTAGCGGTATTATTGCGCGAGATCCAAACGACTACAATAAATTCGTTGTCTTACGCTCCACTGGATTAGGGATTACCAAAAACGGTGGTTTAACCTATGACGAGGCAATTACAGCACTAGGGATTAACACAAGTTTACTAACAGCGGGACAAATTAAAACGAACAACATTCAGATTGTCGGAAAAGACGATCTTTTTTATTGGGATGGAACAGAATTAATTGCAATTGATGCGAATGACGCGAATAAATTTATCCGTTTAACTTCAGGTATGTTATACATTTCAAAAGGTGCTTTGACAATCGAACGTCCTGACGGGTTTAAGTTAGTTCAGGATGGATATGCAAATTTCGATTTTAACGTTCAGTTCTCTATGCCACCTCAACTATCAGGCGGTGTCTACCACGAGGGACGATGGTACAAAACGATGACCACTGATAAAGGGGATGCAGGGTATTATAGTTTCCAACATACAGCACGTTACCTATATTTACAGTTAGCTTTCTATGCCGATGACGGAAATGGTGGTTATATCTATGTAGATGGTTCAGGAGCAACGACAGGAATCACATACGCAAGTTTTTATACGACTCATAGCATAGAAAATGATTATGCTACCTTTGGTCGTATTTTTGTCGTGGACTTAGGTACACCTGATGGTGGTCAAAAATCTGTCTACGTTCGACTAAAAAGTGACAGCACAACAA